ATAAGCAGCAGAGGCGCGGCTATAATCAATATCTTCTTCATACGCTCATCCTCTTCATTATCATGCCGAATACAGCAATCAGGCCGGCGGCAATAGAAAACCATACGATCATTTCGCCGACTTCTTCCTGAGACATTGGTTCTTTTTTCTTCGCTTTCGGCGCATCAATTTCCAAGGCCCGTTCAAGCGCCAGCTTCATGGCGAACCATTCCGCGACGCCATGCTTGAGCGCGTCATCATATTCTTCTTGAGCCGCCGTCACGGCTTTATCAGACAGATATTTCATACGCGCCTCCTACTTAAATGGCGCCCCTGTCACCCAGCCGACGAGGCTGTTTCTGACGCCCTTCGTCACTGGCGTTACCCTATGAAGAGTATAACTTGGAAAGGCGACGAGCGTTCCCAAATCGCGTTTGACGTTCCTTGGCTTGTCTTCGCCTGACGTCAGGATCTGCAGGTCGCCGCCTTCGTAATCTTCTGGCTTCGACATTTGGATTACCACTGACAGCTTGCGGATTTGTGCGCCAAAAGCTTTATCGATATGAGAATCATACTTGCCGGTCGGCGCGGCATATTGAGTGAACTGAAGGTTTTCTATCAGGCCAAAAAGATCGAACTGGAAGAATTTACTGTTCAGTTCGTGGATATAATAGGAAAGCTTCTGATAGAACCATTCCATATGATCCGGCGACAAGAACGCTACGCCGCAATCGCGAATATCATTATTCCCTTTGATCTCGCCCTGAGAAAAAATCGTCCCGGCGGTGGGCGTATATTCTTTGGCAATCTGCGTCACCAGTTCACACTCTTCAGGCGTAAAGGCATTGTCCCAATAGGCAAAATCCTCGACGTGATCGTGATAGAGTGACCATGCCGGATTGCGCTGCTGCGGCCTAATAATGCGTTCAGTCACGGTCGCCTTCCTGCTTTTCTATATTTCTATAAACGGTAATTTCTTCCTTTGGATAAATAGGCTCCCCGGCGCCTTTCCATTTATACATGCTGGCGTAGCAAGCATGCGGATATCCAAGGTCTGTTTCGAACTCCCAGCCTAGTTCTTCGAACTGCTTTTGCCGGCTGTGTGGCACATAGCAGAATACCTGATCAGCCATTTCCCGCCCCGAAAGATCTGCGCCCCGTCTTGAGGGACAGGGCGCAAATTATATCTTATTTTTCTGTTTTTGGAGATTGCGTCGGCATCTTCGCCTTGATGGGCGAGACGTTCGATACTTCTTCGTCTTCCATCTCGCCGATCTGCGTCAGAGCCTTTTCGACAGCTGAAATGGCCGCGCTGGGAATCGACTGCTTTGACGAGACAAGCGGGTAAGCTTCCGCGCCAGTCTCCATCGCCTCAATGTGATCCATGCGCTTCAGGACGAGATAGATGGCGTTCTGGAGGCGACTATCAGCGTCCGTCCACTGTCCCGCATCGCGGCAGTGCGCGACACGCATTTCCCGGACGGCATTGGTGGAGATTGAACGCGCGCGATGATCAAGCGCGTCAGAAGACATGATAGAATGCTCGTTAATTGTTGCTGCCATGATGTTTGTCATCTTCGATGTTCCTTTCTGATTTCAATTTAGGCGTATCGCCAAATCCAAAATTTCGATTTCCGTTTCTTACGATGCGCTCCTTTCGCATGTCGATATAGACCAATAACGCTATAATTGACGCCACGCTTGCGATTGTGAGGAGAAACACAATCGTCGCGATTTCAATCATCCTACTTCCTCCCTGAACTGCTTCATGAAAGCAGCGTAGTTTATGGCGTCGTCATAGCTATCCGAATAGCAGGGATCCTCTGGGATGCGGCCGATCTTGGTCGCAAAGAGGAAAACGGCTACTTCGTATCTTGTCACCGGGCGAGCCAGAATAACTTCAGCAATACGGGCGATTCGCTCAAAGTTCAACTCCGGCGGCCCATATATTTTGCCGCGGCTATCCAGAAGTTCTTGCGCCTTCTGCAGCGTTTCTTTAGCTGTGTTGCTCATAGGCGTTCCTATTCGTCAGAACCTTCACCTTGCCGATGTATCTATAGTTCAGCGCAACATGGCCGCGGCTATAATAGTCAGCATTAGCGCGAGGATCTTTGTAGAACTCTTCAACAATAATAAACTCATTAGACGACAGCGCCTCCAGAAATGCTTCCAGACTTTTCGAGTCGTGCTCAACAGTCATCTGATGAACAAGATTGTTTGAGTAGCTTGGCATGTTCATCGTGATGAGAAAACGCATGTCTATTCCTTATAATTAAAGAGAAGAGACGACGTTGTCGGTCGACCAAGACAATACCATAGTTAATGATACCGTCGTCTCTTCAACTTGGCGGGGACAGGCAAGACGCGCTCGCCCATCCCCTATCTCACAGATTAACCAAAGTCGTCGTCACCGCCTGCAGGAGCGGCGACCTTGGTCGATCCAGTCGACGGCGGGGAGGACGTCTCTTCTTGAGAGGAAGCAACCGACGAACCACGCGCCACATAAACAAGATCATCAGGACGCTTGACCCACGAGACGATCTTGAAGACGGGAACGTAGTTCGTCGACTTCTTCTGCCCTTCCCCAGAAGTCTTGGCGTTGACGCCATCAAGAGCGATCACAGGCAGCTTGCCCGCGTTCTCCTTGACGCCAGCCTCATACTCAACATGCAGCTTCTTCGCCGCATCAAGAAACGCGCCGGCGTTAGAAGCGATCTCGCGGATGTCTCCGCCGCATTCTTTCGCAAGCTTGATTACGAAACGCACGCCGGGCTTGTAATCTCCCTTCGGATCTGGAACCGGCTTGCGGTCATAGAAACGCGACATGCGGAAGTCCGGCGCCATACCGGCGGCAAACTTAATAAAGCCGACCTCGACGTTCTCGAAATCAAAAACGGCCTTAAAGTTATTCGTGATGTCGGTCGGGATGCTTTCGCCGTTCTCGCGATCAACGCGAGAAATGCGGCCCGCACGGGCGTCGTATTTCACGATTGGCAGGAAGTCCCCGCCGCCACCAGCGCCGACATTGTCGAACATGCCATCAAAACCAGCCATTGTTTTAGCCTTTCACAAAATGCAGCGATCTAGCCCGCTGCTTGCTCTTGCCCGCTATTGGGCGAAGCTTGTTAACGCAGGTCGGGATATATCTCCCGGATCTGCTGCGCGACTTCTTCTGGCGTCTCAGACACCATGAAGTAATCGTGATTTCCCATCATATACACTGACGTATATTTCAGATCGTCCTTGCGATAGAACGACGCAATATTCTTGCAGCGTATATGCGCTGGCGCTTGACTGTGATGCAGCGTCAGCGTGATAAAGCCGATATCGTGCATTTCATCTTGTGTCATATTTTCCAAACCTCATAAGCAGCCTGACGCATCGCCGGGTCATTGAAATAGAAGCTTTCGAGATCCGGCACAACAATCGACGCAAGTTCCTGCGGGTCTTCGCTGATAGACAGAAAGCGCTGGATCGTCATGGCGATGTTCTCTAGCGCTCTCACATGCTCTTGCACGTTCTCAAGCCGATATGTCGCGCACTTCTTTGGCGTGACATATGTAAGTCGTGCGTCAACGTCGCCGCCTTTAGCTGCAACATAAAGCGCGACCTGACGTGCATGAGTAATCTTGATTTGAGATGGAAGTGCATGTGTCGTTTTCAGATCGATTAGAATTTTGTGGTTTGCCCATTCAACGTCATAGAAACCGATGAGCGGGACGAGCAAGCCCTCGACTTTATATTCGATCTTTCCCTGCGTTGAAGTCGGTCGGCCATACGGTTTAAGTTCCGCGAGGCCCACCTTAACCATTTCACCAACAGCCGCACGCTCTTTTTCTCGACGCGGGTCGCTGGACATGGCCGTAAGACGCCAGAACTCTTGGTCGGCGTGCTGAATGCATTCTTCTGTGGTCGCATCTGTCGTTAACCCTAAAACGACGCCTGATTCTGTCGCGGTTCCACGGTGCGCTGCCGGGCCAACTTCGCCTTTACGCTTCAGTATCTTATCGATAACAAAAGCAGCCGGGCTGGCGGCGTAGGTATTTATGGATGACGGGGATAAATGCGCGATCCCGTGGCGCTCAAAACAGTTCGTCAATGTAGCCTCAATGTCGATTCGATGGCCGACCGTAGCCGAGCCGAAAACAGTCGTCAAGCCTCCCGGATATCCACATTGACAAAAAATGCGACTCGCGCTTACGGTCTAATTCTCAGTCGGCCCGCGCCTCCCGGTCGATGGCTCCTTTGCCGTAAGAAGCGGGTCGGCTGAGAATCTCTTGCGAGCATTCTCAGAATGCAAGCAAGCTGAGACTTATTGATATGGAGATAGACATGGCTAAACAACGCAAAAATAAGAGCGGCTTTGTATTCGAGAACAAGATCGACTTCACCAATTGGGATTTCACTTCAATTGAACACCAGCTTGAAGATGCAATTCGAGCTTTTGAAGATTCTATGGAGAAAGCCGTAGAAAAATCGACAGAAGCTTTGCGTAGAAAAATAGACCGCGCAGATATGAGGGCCAGAAAAATTGTCGCAGAAGCTTTGCAAATTTCCTTTGAAAGGGAACTGACTACTTATTTCTGGGATGTCTATGGAGAGCCAGAAATACTTACAATTTATCTGTCTGATCTATGCGAGGATGGATATGAAATTAAGCTTGATCTAAAGGCGGCGATAAAACAGGCGCTGATAAATCGCTGTGATAAAGATGGCTATGCATATGAAGAGTCAGAGCCTGCAATAATTAAATTCGCCGACATGCTCAAAGAACTTGAGAATGAAGTTCGCACTGCGATCCGCCCGAAAGAGGAGGCGTGATATGGCGCAGAACACATCGCATGCTGTCATGGCGCAGCGCAAAGAACCATTAGATAGTTTGGATGACTTTCCGACGCCGCCTTGGGCGACGCGCGCGTTGATAGAAGAAGTTTTTTCAAATTACTGGAAGGACAAATTTCGCCAGCAAACTTGCCTTGAGCCAGCATGTAATCGCGGATATATGTCTAAAGTTCTTTTAGAATATTTTCTTCAAGTATCATCTTCTGATGTGAATGATTATGGATGCGGATATGGCGTCTCTAACTTCTTAGATGAAACTATACTTTTCCCTACGCATGATTGGATAATAACAAACCCACCGTTTAAGAAAGCAGAAGAATTTATTTGTCGGGCGCTAGAGACAAGTCGTTTTGGTGTTGCGATGCTTACAAGAACTTCTTTTCTTGAAGGCGTCGGACGCTTCAATCGCTTGTTTAATGAAAACGCACCAACATTTGTCGCTCAATTCTCAGAGCGCGTTCCTATGGTCAAAGGTCGATATGACCCCAAGGCAAGCACGGCAACCAGCTATTGCTGGCTTGTATGGATGCACGATAGAATAGGCGAGGGCACAGAAATGCTATGGATCCCCCCATGCCGCAAGAGACTAGAGAAAGAAACAGACTATGAGTAACGCCATTTGCTTTATGGGCGTCGATCCCGGCATATCGGGAGCAATTGCTTTCTATTACCCGGAACATCCCGACAACGTCGCGGTCTATGACATGCCGTCTATCGGCAAGGAAGTGAATTGCGCGGAACTGACGGCGCTCATAAGACAATACCGGCCAGACTATGCAGTCGTCGAATCTGTTCATGCTATGCCGAAGCAAGGCGTCAGCAGCAGCTTTAACTTTGGCATGTCATACGGCATGGCGCGTGGCGTTATTGCAGCATGTGGCGTTCCGCAGCAGCTGGTGGCGCCAACGAAGTGGAAGAAGTTCTTCGCCCTCACTGCCGACAAGGATACGTCTCGCCGGCTGGCGATATTGACTTGGCCGAATAGCGAGCACTTCAACAGAAAGAAAGATGACGGGCGGGCGGAAGCGGCATTGTTGGCTGTCTATGGAGCAAAGACGCAAGGATGAAATTGTCGAACGAAAACTCAATAAATTGGAATTTAAGAGATCTATCTAGCGCTCTTAAAATATCCGAATCAGCCGTTCTTCGCTTTTTACGCGATGGTCGCAATAGCGCGTTCCTTCTTAAATTCAGGATTGCAAATGAATTGAATATGTCTCTTGTGGAAGGACATAATGCTCCGGCGAATCTTATCGCGGCTAACGGCGAAATCTGGAAGATAAAAACATGCACGAAGATAAGCGGCGTTTCTTTCTGTAGGAACGCCATGATCGGCAAGGGGCGAAAGTTTAATGTCAGCGATTTTGTCGAAGACCTGAAAGACGTAACCGGCTTCATACTTTGCGATTTAGAAGGGTTCCCCACTGTGCGCATTTATAAAATAACGTCCAAGGATGTTCAGGTCTTATTCAATCGCGGCGTCATCCCGGAGGGTAGAATGAAGTATTCTAACTTTATAGCCATGACATAAAAAGAAGCCCCGCGCGAACGGGGCTTAGTCAAAGATAGGAAACGCACAATGAAGAAACCATTGAGCAAGATATTTGTATCATTGGTCTCATTATAAATCAAATCGAAATAGGAATATAAAATGCTGCCCGACTTTGATGAAGAATTTGCGAGTCTGTCCGACTACGCATCTATGTATCGCTCGCTTGGATTGCAGGTCGTTCCTGCCGTCTATCCCGGCCGTAACGCCTTAAACTGGAAGCGACCAGCGCTGCAGAACTGGCGCGAATATCAGAACGAACTTGTCGATGGAGCGACGTTCGAGAAGTTCTTTCATGGCGTCAATCTCAATAAAACAAACATCGGCATTCTGACAGGCAATTGCTCGACGCGCGTCTTCGTCGTCGACCTTGATCTCCATAAAGGCGGCGATTGCGCCGTCTGGTGGAGTTGCTGTCTCGACATGCAGGACAGCGCCGGCGAACTTGATACGCCGACGCAGATCACAGGCGGCGGCGGTCTGCAACTGTTCTTCCGGGCGCCAGAGAACTGGAATCCTCCGACGATCAAAACCAACATCGGCGTCGATATCCGCGGCATTGGCGGCTTTGCCGTCATCGCGCCGTCGATGCACGAAAGCGGCAAGCGCTACCGCTGGGAGGAAGGCAAAGAGCCTTGGTCAATCGAAATCGCAGACGCCCCGCAGTGGCTGTGCGAGCAGATCGATCTCCTTGCGCAGGAGCATGGCGGTCATGCGCCAAGCGCCGGCGGCGTCAAAACAGCAAGCCCGGATCATATGTCTGATGGCTATGGGCATCTGATCGACGGCCGCGAAGACTACATGGCGAAGATGATATGGGCGCGCGTCGTCGACCTGTATCGCGATGCGCCGTTTATCAGTGATGAAGTTGGAAACAAGGAACGCGACGCGCTTTTCATCACCTATGTATCAAAGGTCGATACGCGCCTGCCGCCGTCTGCTCTTTCAAAAGAGGACTCTCTTGAGCGCGAGGGGCGCGGCCACACAGCTTTCAACCACAAATGGTCGGCCGCCATCCGGCAATGGGATGACAAGGTAAGTGAGCACGCGAAAGAGCCGAAGCGCGAGAGGAAAGTTCCATATCAGTCTTTCGAGGAACAGATCCGCGCTGAAATGG